CAAATTCGTCAATGATGGCATCCGCCATGCTCTGATCGGATACCGCTTCGATGGCTCCGCAGAGCGCATCGTAGTAGGCTTCAAGCCCCTCGTGAATTAGGTCACCTTCGGACTCGTTGAAGACCGACATGGCGTACTCTTCCGGGGACTGTTCAGGCATTGGAGCCATAACCATCTCTTCTTCCATATCCATCATAGGCTCCATGCCGTAGTACTCCTTGAGGGTTTTGACACTGTTACGATACTCGGCTGGTGTCGGGGTAATCGATGCTTCGGCGATAGGCCAGCGGGTTATCTCAGCTGCACCGCCCATGCTCTTGCGCTCTACCAGATGACCAGCAGCACCAGAGGAAAAGCCCATCTTGCCTTGCTTGCAGAGCTTCGCAATCATCGAGCCGTATTCATCCGCCATATCTAGTTGAGCTTCATACCAAAGCCCGGTATCGTCCATTTTGATGAAGCCTGTACCGATGCTCTTCTTGCCAACCTGTGCATCCATACCGTGGTGATAGTAGACGTTCAGCGGTACGCGCTTGCCTTCAGACATCGGGAATCCGTAGTCGGTTGACTTAGTGAAATAATCACCCTCAAGGTCAGCACTCTGGGTATCGCCAAAGCGCACCAGATAACCCTTCACGTAACCAAGCCGGTCGCTCTTGATGCAGTCTGCGGTAGATGTCAGCACGTCCATGGTGTAAGTATCCCACACGGTATCTTTTACTCGAATGTCGTTAGATCCGGTTCGTATCCCTCTAGGTCTCTAAGCGGTAGCACCCGTGTAGTAGGACCCCAGTCGGCATTCTGAACCACGGTTGCCATGTCACTGAGAGGCAACCCTTCTGCGTAAAGGGCGTACCGTGATTTGCCTAGGATTTGTTGAGCCTCCATAGCGGTTAGCCCACGCAAGATATCTTCACCGGTAACCGGCTTAGGTCGTGTATCAGGGATGCTACTATCCCCGGTTATCTCTGCCCAGCTCAAGGTTACCGGAATCATCACGCACCGACAGTTCGGATGGCTTGGCATAATCTCATCGGTGGTTGATAGCGTACCAGACAAAGCCAAACACGCAAGGCAAACCCTGCTGTCCTGCGTTGCTTGGCGTCGGTACCCTGTCACCGCTGGGTTCTGCGTGTAAAGTTGCCGTTGTGCTTCACGGGCACTTCGGATCATCTCAGTACGTGCTATCGTCTCTGCTCGGTAGCGTCCAATGTCTGCAGCTTTGCGTACCCGACGTGCTACGGTTCGTGGACCTTCACCAAGGGAAATACCCTGTACAAGTGCCATCTGCATGGCATCCGTGGTTACCTGCGGTATGGTCGCAAATAACTCACCCAAAGGGCTTCCATCACCCGCCATGCCGACAAAGGCTTGGAGCTGTTCGTCTGGTAGGTTTGTCCATGAACTTCCGAGGCTAACACCCGCCGGTTTACGACCTGCCGCCGCTTCAACCATGCCGACGCTCGCCTCATTCGCAAGGACTGCTGATTCAAGTTGTCCATCAGCCGTTATCGTAGCCCCCTCGATGCTAAACTTTTTGAGATTCCTACCTAACTCTTCAATGTTATCGATGATGCGTTGACGCATCCAGAGTATGGTGTCGGACGGGTGTTCACCGTTATCTAGCCGTTCTTGGATACGACCCTCTAGTGCTTCCAGTTCATCGATGCTTGCCTTTGTGGCTGCCCTGTATGCCCGTTGCATCCGGCTGATGGCTACACCTTCACGTTCCAAAAGTTCATTACGAAACTTTTGACTGGCTGCATAGAGTCGAGCACTGTCGTTGTTTACTCTTTTGAGATGCTTTCCATCTCGTACCCGTAAAAAGGGTGAGACTTGTACACTACCCCCGGAGTGCAGCAATCAACGCTCTTGCCGTCAGGTTGCATAGCGTTACGTTTGGATGTTGACCACCGGAAACCTGCATCGCCGCCCCATAAGTCCCAAGCAACACGCCCCGGACTAGGGAAACCGTCTTCGCCACTGTTGAAGCCTTCAGCCTTCTTGTCTACCTCATGTCGGCTAAAGAAACTGTACATCCTAAGTATCGTGTCATCGGATAGATTCTCACGGTTGACAATCTGGTTAGCCCTTGCCAAACCTATTCGCGTGCCACCGCTGAACCCTTCAGCCTTCCAATCAAGCGCACGCTGTGCAGCTGAAACCATGCCGTCGTTTGGTACAGCCTTGACATCGTAGCTCTTGGCTTCATCACGCAAGGTAACCGGTGCGGCTCCTGTGTGCTGTACTGGGAGGTTGAGGAAGTTAGTAACACTGCCCGGATCGTAACCGGAACGAATCAAGATACCTGCCGCGTTGGTTGTCTCTGCTAGGGATGCACCGGTGCCAGCCTGAACACTGATTGCGGATGGATGCAATACCCCGGTATCTTCCGGCACTGCTTCAAGACCGGCTATGCGCTTGGCTTCAGCACGATCAATAATGCCAGCCTTGTACAACCGCTCTGCACGTTCCGCTTCAGCAGCAAGGTCATCAGCCAATGCACGTACGGTTTCAAGGTCGTACTGTATGAAGTCACCCTCTTGTGTTTCTGGGTACTCCGGCAGGAGGTCAGCAGTGATTGCATCGGCAAGGGTGCGGAGCAGAGGAACCATGCCATCTTCCCACGCCGCTTGTTGAGCGCGCTCGTAATTACTGTAGGTAGACCTTTCAAGACCTGAGCCAAGACCTAGCACCATCGGGTTGATACCAAGGGCTGAACAGATACGCTCCTCTGGTACACGCCTAACCGAATCCAAAGCAAGCTCGGACGGTGTAAGGCTAACACGATCAAGTTTATACGCACCGGTCATCACCACGATGCCACCTGAACCGTCCCCGGTAAGGTCTTCATGTAGTTGGCGCTTGACCTGCCGGGCATCATCGATGCTAATGTCTACGGTCTGGTCTTTGGCATCAGGACCAACGATAAGCGATGGCATAGCGCCGTTAGCAAGCAAACCATAAGCAGTTGTACTGGCTGTATTGTCGGTAGCAATCTCACGCAGTACAGCCATAACAGGAGACCTACCCAAGCGGATATCTTGCGGGTCCCGGTTGTACCTTATGTGGATGATGTCAGAAACGGGGATGTCAAAGGAGCGACCATCAGTGGTGTAAACGTAATGGGTTAGCGGGTTTACACCGTTACCGACAGGTCTAACCATGTCCTGCGGAAGGAACTGTAAAGCAGTCACCACGCCACGGGTTGTAGATCTAATCTTGCGTAGGTAGGTGTTGCCAAACAATTTATAATCTTGTATGACCCAGCCCCAAAATAAGCTGCCCATAATCATTGGATCAGGTTGAGCCATGAGCTGTAGCACCGGGTGGTCTTCTACCGGCTCTGCCTGTTGGCTGTCTACCGGTCGGTAGTACTTTGGTGTGGCTTGGGGATAGTTCCGGACATACCAATCAATGGCAGATGCCACGATGCCGTTCAAGCCAAGGTCACCGGCTATGCGGGACCAGTCTTTGGTTGATCCGGGCAATGCACGGCGCAGCAAGTTCTGCAGCTGACCTGAGCCGTACCCAGTAAGGTAAATGTCCCGTGACTGGCTGAGTGGCAACGGCAATGCTTGTGTCGGGTTGGCTACGGCTTTACGTCCTAGGAAGCGGTCAAATATACCCATGCCCTAGTATCCCACAGAAACAAAAAGCCCCCTTACGGGGGCGTGTGGTGGTTTGTAGGTTTAGATGGTTGATATCGCTATGCGTGCCATCTTAGCAAACTCGGTTTCAAGGTCTGTAACAACTTCACCGGTAGTTACATCCACATACAACTTTGCGTTGATGATGCGTCCAGCCTTGCTGTTGCTGATTCTCTCACCGTTCAATGTAACGTTGCGTAGTGATCCGGATTTGTAACATTCAACCTCAAGACCCAGAATGTTTTGTGGTTTGAAGTAAACCCGGTGGTTAACACCACCCGTCCACTCCTTGCCTCCTGCCTGTACCAACCGTGTAATAAGTTCCATTGTTATATCTCCCTGTTGTTGATTCTATTTACGGTAGTTGAGATGTATTCCCAATCTACTTGATAAGGGTAATGTAGCGATTCTGATAGAAAGTCGTAAACACCGGGTTCATTATCTATCAAGTCCGCGATAATCTCAAAGCACACTATTTCTGCTATGCCTGCACTCATTGGATCACCATAATTGTCGTACGTTACAAGTGTGTCCGTACAATGTTCAAGCATGTTTTGAGTTTCGTTGTTTGTCTTCATAGCAATCCCCTTGGACTACTAATATACACTTTAGGTATATATACGACAAGACGACAAGTATATATATTTTAGACGGCACCCCAGCCCTTGCGTTGTCCGATCACCTGCCAAGCATAAGCCATTGCGTCTACAACGTCATCATGCCTGCCAACTGGGAACGACAATAGTTCATCCTGCCAGTATGGTGGCAACCCTTCAGCGTGTACGACTTGCCCTTGCTCGTACCGGGCTTCCAATGGTCCAAAGCGGGTCACTTTGTCACGGTCTGGTCTGATGCCCCGGATAGGCAGTTTAGTCCGCCTCATGAGCTCTTGAACGACAGCGGCTTGGTACTGAACCTGCTCGATGCCAATCATCGTAGGTTTCCACTTTTCAGCCATCATCTCGATGAACCTTAGCACGGATGCAAAGTCGGCACGGGTACGGTTGACATCCAATACATAAATAGTCCCGTCATCACCACGTGATAAAGCAACCACGGCTGTGTAGTCTGCTTCAGCCTTGGTACTGATAGCAAGGTCAACACCAAGGTAGACGGGCAAGCCTTCA